TTTATAAACATCGAAGGGTTGCACTTTGGGTATCATGAAGAGATTTGAATCAAATTAAATGCGAAAGTTATTCTTTCATTCTTAGACTTTTGTGGATTTACACAATGTCGAGTATCACTTGGAAATAAAACCATTGTTCCATTATTTCCCTCATACCCTACTTGAAAGTCGGGGAAAATAGTAGGTTGATTTTCATTTTTACAGTAAATAACCCCAGAAATATCTCCGGTATGTGTATGATCCGGGTTACAATCTCCTTCATATGAAAAATTTGCCCAGAGATCGTAATTATCAAAATGACCAGGATGTTCTCTCAGTCTAATACCCCTATTATTTGTATTAAGCATTAGTCCTGTTAACCTAGTCGTATAAGCCAACCAATACGAATTAGAAACTAGATGTGGAGGAACAGAACATTGATATGAATTATTAAATATGTTACTGTCTGGATCATAACCGACATTTGAATGTCCTTTCAGATAACTGAGAGGATGTTCCTTGATTTTTTTACATTCATAGGCCCATTCCTCAATCTCCTCATTAATTTCTTTAGGTAATTTTGCAATCAGAACAGGAATATGATCACGAAGAAATTTTGTCTCAAATGGGAAGTTTTGCATGAGATGTTCTCTTCAAAAAGTTCAGTTCAATAGCCTCACATTTAATCTTTTCCTTCAGAGGTTTTGAGATAAGTTTGGGAACAGACTCAATATCAATACTATTCTTCTCACAGAAGAAAACAATAGAATCAATGTAAGTCATACCGGCATTGTCAGAATGAATTTTTTCAATCTCTTCTGTAAACTTTCTAGGACAGTAGAACTTACTCTCCAGAAGTTTATTGATGTCATTTTCTTCAGGCATTAGTGTCATGCAATTGAAATTCAACAAACTCTCTAATATACTTTGTGAGTAGTTTGATATACTTGGCCTTATCATACTCTTCATAGACTTCACACTCTCCATTTTCACAGGTCATAATAATAACGAATTTTTTGACTGTCAAACCAGTCAGTTCATACAACATACAAGCATAGGCTGCACACTGTACAAAATATCCTTCAATCCATTCTCTTTTCTTTGGTTTCTTGGATGTCTTGAAGTCGATGATAGCCAATTCGTTATTATACTCGGCTATACAATCTACGGTTCCTGCAATACCCAGATACTCACTGTATAGAGGAGTTTCTAGTCCATGTATGTTATCTATGTTCTTTAGATCGCCCTTGGCAATCTTGAATAACATATCAGAAAGAGGTTGAACTGTGGGAAGATCCTCATTCTTTAAGTAATGTTCGATCAAAGTATGAGTATCAGTTCCACGACTGGTGGATTGTTTAGTTACTTTATTTGCTTCTTCATTACCAACTCTCTTCCTCCAATTAACAAATATCTCACGGTTATAGTGACTGATGACCGATGTGATAGAAACTAACTTCTTACCAGAGGGTGTATCATAATACCTAACCCCATCGATTGTCTTTCGTGACAACCGTGGGACTTCTATTTCAACATGATTAAACATTACATACCTAGTTCAAGTTTTGCAACAATGTATTCCTTGACAAGACCACTTCTACAAATGTCCTCTGCTTGGAACTCAATTGTATCAAAGGATGGCATATTATTCAAGATTCTCATAAAGTCAATGATACCATTCTTTTCAGCAGTCTTCACCAAGTCAGTCTGAGTTGCATCTCCACAGAACATCAACTTAGAATCTTCACCAACACGGGTGATCATAGAGTCTAATTCATGGAAGTTCAGGTTCTGAAACTCATCCACTATAATGATTGCATTGTCCAATGTTGTTCCACGAATGAAACTAGTAGACCAGAATGAAATAGTTCCCTGTGATTTGAGGTTGGTATACAACATATCAAATGCATTATCATCAGGCATCTCAAACATGTATTTCACCATGTTCTTATATGGTATCTGATACAAGGAAGACTTATCCTCATGGTCACCAGGAAGGAAACCAATCTCTCTAGTGGCTACAAGAGACCTGACGATGTAGATTTTCTCATAGGGAGTCCTTGGATCTAAAACATCTAGAAGAGCATTGTAGAGGGTGATAAAGGTCTTACCAGTGCCAGCACAACCATATGCAACCAAGTTTTGATTTTTCTTATACAGATCAAAAAATATTTCCTGATTATCTGTAAGAGGTTCAATCTTCTTGATGTAATCAAGATTAATTGGTTTCTTTCTTTTCATTTGTTTGTTACTCATACCAAATGGAACTGGGTTAGTACTTCCAATACCAGACTTACTCTTTCTAGGCATACTTAATTAGTCGTAATGTTTTAGGGTTGATCCTGGTTGTTGCTTCGCTTTGGAGATAACATCCTTCCATCCTGGATGTTTAGTATAAAGTTTACTGAGTGGGTCACCCATTTCTACTCCAAGTTTGGGTGCATTGTCTGGAGTGTAATATCTCTCCCAATCAGGATTGTCAATCTTCCACTGATCCCAATCATGAACACTCATCTTCACGTCTTTGGTTTCACCAGTCTCATTATGTTTTACCGGATATGTGGCCAATTTATTCTCCTCAATAACAATAAGTAAATATTTATTACCAATTCAGAGCTTCTGAAATGGTAGGGAACTGTTCTTTAAATACCTCCTTACATGCAACTGCAATGTCCATATGTTCTTTCTGTGTTCCATTAGCAGAACGAAGATCGATATAATGCACCCACGACCGCACTGATCCTGTCATATAAATTCTGGTAGGAGTTGCAAGAGGTAATACAAAGCGAGCACACTCTTTTGCGATACCATATTCTAACATACTTTTGTAGAGTTCCATACCCTCTTCAAAATGTTTCTGAATTTTCATTTCATATTCTTGACGAATATGAGGATCGATATCATCAATAGAGTTCTGACGGTTCTTTGTGTCCTGCCTACGAAGGTCAGGAAGAGGGATTACGTCTGCTAACATAGAACTGTCAGCATATCTCTGTGAAAACTCCTGGAAGGTGAAAGAACGATGTCTTAGAATCTGGGCTGCAATACCACGATTAGTTTCAATCTCTAGAGTCAAGTATGCTTGTTCAAAAATACTCCAGTGTTGATGTTTAATACAATACCCAAGTAGACCAGAAATTTTTTCATTCTCCTGGTTGTTTGGATTACTTACCCTGGCACAGTATGCCATATGCTTTTCAGCATCAGGTGTTACACTAATTACTTTTACACTCATGTTAGTTCTTCCTCATCCCATTCATCTTTTTCAATTTTTCTGAGTTTTTTTAACTCTTTCATCATACTTTTGATTTCTTGGTATGTTGCCTCAGGTGACATCTTACCACTAATTTCAAGTCCTACTACCATAGAAACTTTATCACCAAATCTTGCAAGAGCTCTTTCAAACTCTGATAGACTAGAGTAAACCATTAGTCAACATCATAGAACACTTCATCATAATCATCAACAGGAACATTTGTATATGTAGGTTCTTCTGTGACGACACTTTCCAATTCATCAGAAAACAATTCTTCCCTTAGTGTTCCTAAAAGAAATTCCATTTTACAAATTGTTGCCCTCAGTCTTTCCTTATCCATTCGTATAGTAGGCCTCAAAGTATTTTATAATTCCAGATGTACCAACATTACCTTGAGAAACCCAGTCATGAGAGCATTCAGTAATACTTTTCATACTGTACACTGGTTCACCATTCTCATCTATCTGAGAACCAAACCTATTCAGTAAGAATGTATATACTTTCTGTCTGGTCTCTAGTCGGTCATCACTGTATCGCCAATCAGTAACAGTAGTCATATGAATCTAGAGTATACATTATAATTATACACAAAAAAAGGACGGGAGTCAATCCCGTCCTTGAAGTTAAGCTAGAATCCTCCTACAGATTCGTTTACATACTTGTTGTGAATCATCACATTCAATTAGACAGTCATAGTAATCGTTCAGAATATCAGACTCCTCAGATGATTTTTCTAAACTATTTACAAGACCATTGACATCTTGTTTCCATCCTGCAAGTTGATTATACGATATAATGTTATGCATGATTTTCTCCATTAGTTTACATCATAATATGGTTGGACATCCATACCTCTTAATTCTATCATTATTTAGTTAGGAAATCCTGACTTTTCCAAAAATGTAATCTAAAGACAAAAAAAGAGAGGATTCTTAATCCTCTCTGTGTAGTAAGTTTAACTCACTTGGTGTAAGTACGACCCCTGTAACAGAATGTTCCATGGGTTTCTTTGGATTCTACACAACGTGTAACATACTCAACACCACGATATGCGGTATGAGCAATTTGTGCGTCGTGAAGAGCAGATGCTTTATCAATCTGCGTTTTGATCATGAGTAGTGTATTCATGATTGACTCCTAAAGTAGTTGGATTTTAATCCGTTCCTTTAGTCGTTTGCGTCCCAGTACCAATCACACTGTGGCACAGATTCCTTTACGGTCTCAACAAGTTCAATCTTAACAATATTGGAAAGATTTTTATTTGTATCAATCCTCAGCATAATAGCGTCGGCTTGT